ACAGCGGCGACCGGCACCACGTTATCAGGCGCTGTCGGCTTAACGTTCGTAAACGCGCCCGCTGTTGTCGGAGATGCGTAGAGAATGTCACCGACGCTAAAGCTACTCGTATTGATGCCGCGAACGTGACCAAATGTGGTGCAATAGCCAACCTCCCCGCTGTCGGGAAGCTCGTGGGTCATGACGCCAAGAATGTAGAGTGTCGGCGTCGCTCCATTGGCGAGATATTTCGTCACAGAAAGGACGTTGTTTGCGCCCACGCCTGAGAAGCCAACTACCGATCCGTTAGCTATCGTCGATCCCGTCATGTTCTCCACGCGGGCGAACGTCTCTTGGCCGATCTGCTGGACAACCCCGTATTCCATGCCGAGGTCGAGTGTCCCGTCAATCGCATTCCACGACATCGAACCTTCAGCCGGAGTGTGGCTGTCATTGGTGATGAACGATGCGTCAGAAACAATCAACTTTGCAGGCTGGTAGACGCCAACATCCTGACCTTTTTCGTAAAGGCTGTTGGAATAAAGCTCGATCAGGCGGTTGCGCTGCGCCTCATACGTTGGGCTATATGTGCCGGGAGGCGGCGGTAGCTTGATGCTCACCTACGGCCACCAGCAATTGCATTGAGGCGCTGCGTTCCAACCCGCCAACTTGTTGCTGGAGTTGTCGTCGTAACGCGCATCTTAACCTGACGACCATTGAAGCGCACCGAAGTCGGATTGGTCAGGCTATACGGACCATATGTGCTTTCATCGCTATTCGGGTAATAGCGGGTTTTGAACGTGGCTGTGACGCCACCCTGATTGCGCTCATCAGGGATTAACTCATTGATATACATAATGTTATCGCCATTGCCGATCTGGACAGGCCCGCTTTCGGCATAGGGCGTTGAGCTATCGTAGTTTAAGCCAACTTCATGGTCGTAGATGTAGCCATTTGCGCCAATCATGATGGGATTGCGGAATACGCTTCGATCCGTCCCTGCCGTGCGCGCCAATACGCCAATCGTCCAATGGTTCTCAACATAGTCCCAAGCGACGTAGCTGTCGTTTTCGTTGGAGTTGGCAGACGGGTAGAACCACCAAACCTCATTATATTGAGCGTTGTTGACCGCATAAACCTTGGAGATTTGGTTGATGTTGATGTTGTTGAAGACGTAATCAAACACCTCACACGGAAGCGGCTTCACGTAGCCATCATAAACGTGAAAACCCTTCTGCCCCATCCACACAGCCATGTTGTCGAGAACGGCGATGGCATTTGCAGACACAATCCCGCAGGCGCGGCCGGCAATTTCAGCCTGATAGATGAAAGGCTGCCCAACATACGTCAGTGTGTGCGCGTCGATGTCTGTCAGGATTAGGTTCTGACCACGAACGCGCTTGCCGCATATAATCTTGCCGGTTGTCTGTAGAATTATGCTACCGGCGAGGTTTGTTGATGCCGCCGTCCAAACCGTGTTGTCTTCCAGATCAGACCACGCCACCTGACGCGCATTACCAGATGCACCAAGCGCAAACAGAGAGCGTTCAGCGGTAACAAGAAGGCCCTGACAGTTTGTGGGCGCGTTTGCGATTACAGCAGCCACTGTCGGAGTTGCGGCATCAAGCTGCCATTCGTATAGCTTGCCGTCAGACGTCGAGCAGCCGACGAGATATTCACCCCAAGTATCGAGGCTCCACGTCGTCGCAGCAGTTACAGAACCAGCATCAGGGCGAGGTGTGCCGTAATAGCCAGTGCTATAAGTGCTAATCCCGTAACCAGCGCCCGTAGAAGCATCGTCTGATCCTGCCGTAAAACTAACTGGGGTAATGTCCACAAGACCGCTTGATTGCGTCATTGCGTAAAGTTTTGATGACGTGCCAAGCCCTGCAAAGCGAACGCCAGCGTTTGTCTTCCAAGTTAGCAAACCACGGCATTTTCCAGTCAGTGTGCCATTGCCCCGGCGCTCCCACCCGCCAACAGGCTCCATTGCACCCTCAGTCCAACGGACAAGGTTCACGTCATACCATCGCCCAGCAGACTGAAGCTCAGTGCCGCTGCGGTAAACTCCTGCCGGTATTTGTAGCGAAACTAGGGCCATATCTACTCTTCATCATCAAGGCTGAACGTAAACACCACCTCTATATCATCATTGTCTGCGTTTTGCCACGCTTCCGCCATCAGGGCCGCGTAGGCGATTGCATCCTCAGAACTGTCTTGATGCCACGTCTCTGACTGCTGCTGCCGCGCAAGTTTCAAGAGCAGCATAAACAGCCAGCCGTCCTGTTCGCTCAGGATGTTTCCGGTCAGCACATTGAAGGCTGCAACCGTTCGGGCCATGCTGCGCTCGCCTTCTGGTGTATCGTATTCCTGCCCGCGTTCGAGCATCAGATCAGCGGCCCGCTCTAAAAACTCAATTGCCGAAATTGTCATCGTCAGCCCCTCCGTCGAAAACACATTCGCCTCTGAAATATGCCTTTTCATTGATAACCTCGCATAGTTCGGGAGGAAGGAGAAGCCCATCTTTGAACGTCAGCACTGCAAAGCCAGACGTGTGGGGAGAAGGGTTGTTTTCAGCATAGTCAAACTGTGGGCCATGCGGATTGGAGAGAGTGCCTGTGTCGACACCATAGCGGCGGCCATTATAGTCAGCCCAAGGGGTCACAGCGAGGCGATGCAGATGCCCGGTCACGATAGAGCGGCCAGACTTCAAGGTATTGTTATATGTGGCATGGATGCCATTGTGATAGCGATGCTTGACCATCAAGTTTTGGTTTATCATCGTCGACCATGTGAAGTCCCAGCGGCTGAACTTCTCTTCCAGCCGTTGCACCACGCCATCATATTCCGAAGCGTTGACGCACAGAGCGCGGTCAAAGCGGGCATCGTGATTGCCGACGTTCCAAATCTTGTGGCAGCCCTTTGGCAGGCGTTGCTCAATCTCATCAAGGCGGTCTTGGCAGACTTCCAATTCATCGTTTCATCGACAACAGCACAAACAACTTCACCATCACCCGCAATGGTGACGTAAAGGTAACTAACTTTGCACCGTTTGCGCCGTCTGCTGCGTATAGCACGACGACGAATGGTGGCTCTGCGTATTTTGATGGGACGGGGGATTATCTGACGGTTCCAGACAACGCAGCTTTAGAGCCGGGTTCATCAAATCTAACGTGGGAAATGTGGATTAACACTACAAACTCCACACAATACGCCACCTTGTATTCTCGCGACCCCGCATCTTTTGCAACGGGTATGTGGACGCTTTTGATGAACTTGGCGTCATCAACTGCGGGGGATGTTGGTCTGTATGTTGCTGATTTCAGTACGTCCTCACCGCTTCTTCAGACAACAGGGGTAAATGTGCGCGACGGCGCATGGCATCACATCGCTGTGGTTCGTAACGGCAGTGCATGGGTTCTATACGTAGATGGATTTTCAAGGGCTACGGGTACATGGGCTGGGACTATTGCTGATATTTCTGGAGGACCATCAATTGGCAGGGATGAGTTTTACACTCGCACTTATCTTGGCTACATCTCTAACCTTCGCATCGTCAAAGGCACGGCAGTCTACACCAGCGCCTTCACACCGCCAACATCGCCGCTCACCGCTATCACCAACACGTCCCTGCTGACCTGCCAGAACGCAGCCTTCACGGACAACAGCACGAACAACTTCGTCGTCACGATCAACGGCAACACCACCGTCACCGGCAATAATCCGTTTCAGGTGGGGTATTGGTCAAACTATTTTGACGGCAGCGGGGATTATCTAAGTGTAGCAAGCAATGCTGCATTTGGATATGGAACTGGGGACTTTACGATTGAATTTTGGATGAACGTCAGCACTGTTTCTGGCGCTCAAGTGCTTTACGAGCAGAGGTCGGCAAACGGTGCATATCCAACCATTTATCTCAATGGCGCGGTGCTTACCTATTTTGCAAACTCAGCAGATCGAATTACGGGTTCCAGCCTTAGCGTCAACACTTGGTATCACGTTGCTGTTGCGCGCTCAGGAACTAGCACCAAAATGTTCCTAAACGGCGTGCAGGATGGCTCCACCTATTCTGACAGCACATCGTATCTGACATCTCCGGTAAAGATTGCGACTGATTACACAAACGCGGTTTTCGTTACCGGCTACATATCAAACGTACGCGCAGTCAAAGGCACGGCAGTCTACACCAGCGCCTTCACGCCGCCAACATCGCCGCTCACCGCCATCAGCGGTACGTCCCTGCTGACCTGTCAGGCCAGTCGGTTTATTGATAGCAGCAGCAATGCGTTTACTATCACGGTGAACGGCAATACCTCCGTCCAATCCCTAAACCCCTTCTACACGTCCACCATCGCCAGCAACGGCGGGTCGATGTATTTTGATGGGACGGGGGATTATCTGCAAATTCCTACAAACCCAAGTTTGCAGTTTGGATCCAGCAATTTTACGGTTGAGTTCTGGATGAACCTTGTGGCGCGTGACACCAGCGGAACCTGCGTCTTTGGCAACTATAATTCATTCACGACTGGCGCACTCAGCTTCTTTGCGGGCCATTCGACTTCAAGCACTACGCTGTATCAGGTTGCGGTAAACGGTACATTCCCTGCCATTCAAAGCACTACCGCTGTCGTTTACAATTCTTGGAACCATTTTGCCATTGTGCGGAATGGTAACACACTGACACTGTACATTAATGGCGTTGCCGATGGCACGTTCAGCATGACCGGAATATCCATTAATGGTGTCGGTAATAACTGGTGGTTAGGCTCTGCCCAAGATGCTCCGTCAAACTACGAGCTTAATGGATATCTGGCTAATTTCCGCATCACCAAAGGGGCGGCTGTCTACACCGTAAACTTCACGCCACCAACAGCACCTCTAACCCCATG